TATTACCAGTGTTGACCTTAAGTGAGAATACTACTGATTTTTCTGCCATTAGATATTATTATAAATTGAAAATGCTGTGTTTGTGTTTGCGTTAAGCAATTGCTTAAAGTAATTCAATTTACTATTATCTTTAAAATCTTCTATCATTTGAGCGTGAATAGTACCTAACTCCTCATCTTGAGAGTCTAAGTAAAACAATCCATTGTTAAATTCTACTATCATAAACTACCAATTTGAAATGACACAATTGTACCTGAGTTAGTTGCTGCGTTGTTAACAGCTTGAATTGAAATCGCATCACCTTGAGTAAAAGATTCTGAATTTGTTGTGTCTGAAAAGACACCCGCTGCACTACCAGATGCAATAGTTACCACAATTGAAGTTGCAACTCCGTTTTTTAGTATTGTTAATACGTGGCTTCCAGTTGCTGGTTGTGCTGTTGAAGTATATACATAAAAATTCTTAACTGTCATATTATTACAAATGATGATTCTTCTTGTAACCTCTGATGTTGCAGTTGCTAAACCTGAAAATCCAAAGTATCTAATTGCTCCTAAAGTACCAACATTAGCTACGCTTGGCATACCTGACAACATAACAGCAGAAAAAGTCCTATCAGCACTTAAATCTTGAGTTGTGCCATTTATTGTAATGTTTCTTGTTGTTGCAACCGCTCCAACATCACCTGCTGTTAAAGTTCTGTTTGCACTAAGGTCATAACCGTTGATAGTTCGTGAAGTTGGTACGAAATTAGAATCAGGTAATGAAACATAAGAAACCCACGCTCCCGAATGAAACACTCTAAAAATACTTGTTCCAACAGTATAACCTACTGAATTAATAGTTGCTGTTGCATTTCTTACAAAAACTCTATAACCTTTACCTTCAACGGGTGAGGGATCTGTAAACGTGCTATTTGCAACTACTGTATAACTTCCGTCATTTACTGCTGTTTGATTAGTTGAAACTACAACGGCTTTTGATTGAACTGCATCAATTATGTTTTGACCTGTCACTCTCTTGCTTATATAGGAACCTCCTGAGACTTCTGCAATCTCAATCAAATCTGTAGAGGCTAATGCACTACCCTTAGCTGTTAAATCTGATATTTTTACTGACATATTATTCTATTATTCTGATTAAATTATCTTCTGTAATTCTAATGATGCTATCTTCTGTAATTCTCTCATTAGGATTAGTGATGATTGTTTGCTGAATTCCTTCTCCTTTTATTATGCGTAGAAGTTCGACCTTAGTAGATACATTAGATCCACTAAGATAGTCACTAATACTCAACAACCTATATACTACACCATCAATGTTTATTAAGTTTCTAAAATTTAATGAGTTAATATCTTGTGGATTAAGCATTACATAACATGTCAATTTCTTACCATACCTTGATAATAACTCTTTTATGAATGTATCATGATATAGATATAGATTATTGGATGGATAATTATTTGTTACCCAAAATACATAATCAGGAACACCCCAATTAAAGTCAAATGTAGGAGAATCTAAACTATCTAAGTGACCAACATAGGGATATAGAGTATTAAAATAATCAACATTAAACTCATCTCTATGAAACCAGTTCCCTGTTCTTAATCCACCTAATTGAACAATAAATGACTTTCCTTTCTTTAACACTATCTCACTTGTACCATTTTCATTAGTCTTTAAATCAAAGGATCTTGGAACAATTAAATCAGTAAATGTACCTGGTGAATCACCTGGTATCTGAACAAGTAACTTCTGAGAGAATGGTAGTAAGAAATCTGTAGAGTTTACTGAGAATTGACTTTGACTCTCAATAAAAAATGATCCATATTGCTTGTTAACATCATTCTGATATCTCTGATTCCAATAGTCAGTATCTTGTGTGAAATTAAATTTATAATTCTTACTAGCAAAATTAATAGTAGGCTCAACCATAATCTCTTTTGATCTATCAATCTTAGATGACCAATCAATAGCATCACCACTTGGATTATAGAATTCACTTAATGGCTCTATCTCTAATACAGTTGCATCTTCTGTTGATGGTTTGACTAATAGATTAAATGCATTAACAAAGGCTTTAAAGAATACATCACAAGTCATGTTAGGAAGGAATGGAGCTAATGTAACTAATCCTCCAGCTGTTAGAGCTTGCTGTTGTTTTAATATATCTAACTCAGCTGTATTGCTTGTTACTTCAAATGTTAGATTATAATTGCTTAAACCACTTCTACTTATAGTAGTGTTGTTGATAACAAATCTTAAGTTAATTCTTATCTCATCATTTATTAATGTATTTATTTCTCTTGAATAATTAAATGAGAATGATAATGATGTAGAAGTACTAGTTAATGCTCCTTGATATATTAAATCTGATGTTAAGTAAGATCCATTTTTAATTATCTCTAATCTAACTTCATAAGATCCATTGATAATATATGCTCCAGCTCCATTACCTGAAATTAATATATCAACATCATGATCACCATAATAATTGATTTTAAACAATCCATCACTAGCAGATACAAATGATAATGGAATTGTACCTTGTGCTTGATTTAAATTATCTTGAGTAACAGTACAATCATATTGATCTAAGAAATTTCTAACTCCAGTAGACATACTTCCTGTAGGATCTCCTGGCTCTAAGAAATCTTGTAATCCACCATTAAAAATAAAACCATTAGTATTGTTATCTTCTGTTGTGAATAATGAATCATTATTAGCTTGTGAGCTATCAATCAATGGTAGGTCACCACCATCATAAGCAAGTAGTAACTTCTTAAATGTCTGAGTCTCTAAAAAGTCACTAGACCATGTGATACCACAATATTCAAATGCCTTCTGTAATACTTCATAACAGAATACTTGTGGTGGTATATTCTCAACTGCAAAGGTCTCTGCTGATGGCCTTGTGTATCCGTAATCTATCAATCCGTAATAATAACCTACACCAGTCCAACCTTGTGAGTCATAATTACTTGAAGGACTTCCATCTAACTGGATAACTCCATTCCATGTATCTTGTTGATTAGCATAAGTCAATAGATGATCATATTCTGACCAATTTAGTTCATTTACTTTAATCTTCTGTAGCCTAGAGATATAATCAATTGTATCACTAACTAAAGTTATGTCAAAGGACCATATACCATTTAATTGCTTACAGCTCATCAACTGAACTACTCCATTAAACTCAAGTAATCCACTCTGATAGTATTGGCATTCAGCTTTTATACTTGGATCAAAGTCTATCAGTTCTGGTTGGTCTTCAAAGATACTATCAATAGCTGATAGTGTAAACACACTAAGCATTAACTGTACATTGCTTCTTGTACCTGGTAGTGTTATAGTCTTTGACTTATTTCCTTTCCTTGATGATAGGTCCTTAATATCACTGATACTAAAGGTCAAAGGAAATGGAGCATTTTGGTCAATGTCTACTAGTCTACCATTTATGAATAATTCTCCAGCCATTAGTTAAGTTGTGATCTATAAGTATATGTTCTATCTATGGTCACTTGTTCCTGTAGCAATCCATCTCTTCTCCTGGTCTTTAATTGGTAGGTTGAATTAGTAACTTTAACAGGCTCAAATTCTGTTCCATTTGTTTGCTCAAGATAAACTATAGGAGAGTCATATAAAGACTCTACCAACCAATTCTGAACATCTTGTGATATCCAATCTGAATTCAATACTAATTGCTTATTCTTTGTCTTAGCATAATTTACTTTTTGTCCTGAGTATAGTGGATAAGTATAACTACTTCCACTCCATACACCTGGATCACGTTGATAAGCAAATGTATCTACAGTTGCTGATTGTGTTGACACTAATCCAAAGGTAAATGAATCCCAACATCCAAGCTTATTCAACCAATGCAATCTATAATGCTCATATCTTTGACATGCAAGATCCATATATATAGTTACTGGTCCTACAAATGATACACCTGCTACAGATACAGATACCACATATCTATAGCAAGTATCAAAGTCAATCTGTGTGATAGTTGTATTATCTATTATAACTTGTGGACCAACATTGATTATATAGAAATCTGTATTTGTCAAGGTTATAACATCTGAAGCTATTGTACTTCCTGATATGTCTAGTAATTCAATATTAAGTTCACATGTTGCTAAAGCTGTTTGTTCAAAAAATGCTAGATAATAATTCTCATTCATCCCTACTAAACTTCTAGAGTCTAATGGAAAAAATGTTAAGAATAATGCATCCTGAGTTTGATTTGGATCATAGAGAGCATAATCAAAATTAATCCAATCTTCATACTCTAAAGATCCATTAAATGCTTTATATGTAGTGCTTGTATCACTTGCTTGTGTGATTGGTGGATTACCATACTTTTCATAAACTATTATAGCATAACTAACCATTGAATCAGTAGCATCTAGTTCTAAGTTAGTAGTAGGTATAGTATTTCTAATATAAGCTTCTACAGCTTGAGATACATCTATCCTTGATAAAGTATTAAATTGTCTGAATACTTGTTGAGTCAAAACTAATGTAGAGTCAATGTATAACTCCACAATAAATGAAAAGTTATCCTGTGCTGTCTGATCACTGCTAAAAGTAAACACCAATGGATTACCAGCTGGTGCTATAGCTTGTGGTGTATCAAATATTGTTACTGCCATTCTTTAAAAAATTTATTTCAAACATTAATCCAGTCATCTCAGCCAAATCATTTGCAATCTTATTAAGCACATCATCAGTGATAACATTCTCAGTTATTCTCTTAGGCCTCAATCCTCTTTGCTTGATTTTATATGATACTGCATAAGCGTGACTCATATCTAATCCTTTCCATTGACTTATAGCTGTTGCCATGTTATGACTTACACCAGGATAGTTGAATGAAAATCTACTACCATGATTCTTACTACCAACAGCATTAACTCCTTCATCAACAAATGGATAGTAATCATCAGCCTCTAATCTAAATGATAATAGTCCAGTTGGTACAGGTATAATTGAAGCTGCTAATGCTCCAGTGTTCTGAGCTACCTTCTTAGTGTAATCTCTGAATTCAGTTGCAAGCTGAGTTGATAATCCTGTTATAAATCTATCATAAGCACTTTGTGGCTTCTCAGCTTCCTGAGTAGTAATACCAAAGTCCTCAAGAAAATCAAATTCTGCCATTACTTAATATGCGTTTATGTTCGTTCTCATCTACTATTCTAAAGTAATTAATCCAAAATAATGATGTCACATAAGGTTGTTGTGTAATTTTTCCCACACTGAGTCCCATTTCTTTTGATAGTCTATGTAAGATAGTGGTCCAAGTGAACCATTCTGAATCTTTAATTCCTGATTCATCTGACTCATCTGCATATTCACTCTCACCATCTGTATCCCTAGTATAGCGTTCTTCTGCTTTTTTGAGTAGTGCAAAAAAAAACTAAAGAAGTTTAAAAATTCATCACCAGGGAAATGTTCTTTAAACAAATCATATCTTTTATCATTAGGATTAAGCAATCTACCTCTATCATCCTCTTGACAATATTCCATACCTTTCTCAAGGTACATTATTGCTAATGCTTGACATGGATCTTGACTAATATCTTCAATCAACTTTAAGTCAATAATCTGCCCAGTAGCAACATGAGAGAAGTTCTTTTCCAGCCTGTACTCTTTACCATTGATAGTGATGAATTCTTTTGGCTCAATATATTGATAACTACTCAACATCTTAAGCAAGTGATTGGATGCCTCCTGAACACTTGAGATATCAGAGTTCTTAATCTTATTGATTGACTCACCACTGAATATACTAAGTAACTGGCATTGAAAAATTAAAAACTGTGTGATGTCCTCTTCTTTCTGTTCCTTGATAGCATCAGCCATCATTAACCATTTAGTCATTTGCTCTGGGCTACAATCAGCAATGGTTTTTGGTAGTTTAATATCTAGTTGTTTCATACTCTTAATGCCATGTATCTGCCTCGGTTTGTAAACTCTTTCTTACTATGCCATGCTAATGCTGTAGATATAACTCCATCATCATGCAATCCTGATGGTGCAGAATAAGTTACATTCCTTGTGTTTGGATTGTAAATATAGGAATAATTTTCAAGCTCATCTATCAACCATTGTTCATTGATGATTGATATTGACTCCTGTTCAAATGCTACAGCAAGGTCCTCAATAATAATGGGCTTTGTCTTAGAGCTGGTAACAAATGGATGGATTAGATTCTTACACCTGGACTGAAGCATTTCATAGAATACATCACCTTGATTGTTTACCTCCACCAATGTAGTTGCATTATATTGCTTGATGATAGTTGCTACCTTCTCAATGATTTTGCTCCATTCATCATGTCTCCATCTGTGAGCTGTGACCATCTGACCATCTTGATTAAGAATGGTTAATACAGTGTAGTCATCAGCTCTACCAATATCTAATCCTCCATACATCTTAGCTGTCTTCACTCCAGCTTTAATACAGTTGCTTACGTTCTTAAATATACCAGAAGCATTATCTATAAACTCAGCCATGTACTCTTGTCTGAATACTACATCAGGTAGTGATCTCTTTCTCTCTTCCAGTTCTCTTGGATCAATCATTGGATTGTCATAAGAAGTGAAATGAAAGTAAGCATACCTATCATCATAGTTAGGTTGCATACATAATCTATGAAAGTGATTCTTACCTTTTGGAGTAGATATAAATATTATCTTCTTACCTTTCACCAGGACAGTTGCACTAAGTACTTCATCCCAAAGCTCAGGTCTAGTAAATGCCATCTCATCTACTACCATGTAATCAAAGGTATTACCTCTGATATTATCTGGTCTTTCACCTGAAAAGAATTCAATGGTAGATCCGAATCCTGTAATCATTAAGTCTGATCTATTGAATGAAAATAAACCACTGGCTGATGTTGCTCTTTCCATTTCTGAAAATACTTTCTTGCCTTGCTTATAGACTGGAGTTACCCAAGCAATTTTACAACCTTTATCATTGATGGCCCAGTATAACAATTGGTTGATTCCAAGCATGGTCTTGCCAAACTGTCTACCAATATTTAGAGCATAGTATTTCTCATGGCCATGGTTAATAGCATCATGAATTGTTCTCTGATTATCATGTGGTTTATAACCTTTGACTGTACTCATTCAAAGTCAAACTTCTCTACATTTTTAGTCTCAAGTTGTTGTCTATCATGCATGCCAAGTCTGTTCTTTGCATAGAATATTCCTTTGCCTTCATTGCCAACAATGTCAATGGCTAAGCCTTTAAATAGGTTATCTATTTTTTTAATAGTGTCCGATTTGAGTTTGTCATCAGAGTCCAACCATCTATAATATGTATCTCTGACAATACTCTGCTCCTTCCTTACAATAGGAATCCAAATTCTAAGGAAATAATCTATTGTTGGTATATGTCTATCCAATACCAGAACAATATCTCCTTTATTAGATATCATTTCTTTTTTGTGGTTAAGACACTCCTCAATATAGATATGAGCAAGTTCCTCCAGATGTATTATAAATTCATCGGAATATGCCATTGTTCTTATTATATATTATTGTTCGATTAATTACAGTACTTGATATAGAATGTATAAGGTACAACTTTAAGTTTAGCAAGTATCCAAATAACATACTTATATTTTTTAAAGTCATACTTCTCAAAGTTATCTCTGCTACCCATTCTCATATTTACAAGTCTTAGCATTCTTTCACCATTAGTTCCAAGTTTTGTGAAATCAAATTCTGACTTTATGCTAAACTTTTGTTTTGCCTCTTCTTTACTTATCTTACCACTTCTTACTTGTGCAGCAAGGTATACAATTCTTTTATCAATATTAAACTTTTCAGGTAGAAGGAATGATCCAACAAACTCAGTGTATATATTCTCACAATGTTTACCACCATAATCTTGCCAGTTGATTAGTCTTTTCATTTCAGCCTCCATTGTATCTCTATCAAATCCATAATGAAATGGTCTGACATTCTTAATGCCAAGCAAAGCATAAAATAGCTGATCCTTAAAAGTAAATAATGGATAATTATGTAACTTCAGTCCTGTGTACTTATTGTAAACTGACTGAATATATTTAGCATCCATGTAGGTCCATTCTTTTGGGGTTGATCCTTCAGTTCTGAAGTCATGACCATTGAGAATATATTTAATACCATATTTGTAGGCTGTGTCATACATTAGCTTAGTCATTGCTATGTCATTTGGAATATCAGCATCTGGAATACCGGCAGCAAGGAATGAATCATTCAATCTGTCATACTCAGCTTTATTAACATTGTATGTTATTAAGTCTACATTAAGTTGTTTGACTAATTGAGTCATATTGTGAATAGCCTCTGGAGTATTCCAGTTATTATCAAAGTGTATAACAAGAGGCTTCAGATTCCAATATCTTACAGCTGTATACAGAAGAGTGCTGGAATCAATCCCTCCAGATATTCCCATAATACAATCATAGGTATTATTTTTACCTTTAGTTCTTATCTCTTTGATGATATGCTTAAGCTCATGAGGATTAGCCTGTAATTCAAGCTCATCATGTAGATCACAGTATTCGCATTGTTTTTCAGTTATAACTGTTATTGTTTCATCAAATAAACAGCGTGGACATTCTTTCATAGTTAATAAAGTTATGATATAAATTGCTAATATAGTAATTATCAACATGTCTAGTGGTATATTCTTTCATAATTGATTGACATATATCATCCACTGACCTGTAAGGAATAGATAAAGGAAGGTCACCATTAAAGATAGACTTCCTTCCCATTAATCCCATTTCAATATTTGTGTTAGGACATCCATCATGAGCAGTTAATCTAAGATTGATAAAGCATTGAGAATATACATCTATTATCTCTTCTCTTGTAAATGTATCATTAGTAGCTCTAATAATTTGGATATCAATTCTTTCTTTGATTTCATTGATTAGTGATTCTCCATAGAATTCTGGAGCATTACCAGAATACCAGAATATTTTATCTCCATTAGGTCTTAATGGCCAATTATGTGGTATTACTGCATTGATAGGGCACCATATTGCATAGATACCTTTTTTAGATAGAGTCTCTACTACTTGATGACTAACAGCAATATTAACTGAGTCCTGTACAAACTTTATGCATTCATCTGGGAGATCTAAAGCATCACTACCAAACCATACTATTGTGCTTGAACCAATGTGACTAGCTAATAAGAATAAATCCTCTTCTCTATACATTCCCATAAATACAGTATCACATATTGCTGCTAGATAAGGAGTTAAATTATATTTCTCAATTAGTCCTTTATCTAATCCAGCAAGTGATTCTGAAATGTGTGCTTGCATTATAGTAGTTTTTTAAGTTCTGTGAAATCTTTCTCAAGTATACCAGGTGAACATCTTTCAGACCTAAGTATTCCATCCCAATGATCATGGAATTTATGCTTGTTGTTCCATTTGTTTGTTGAGATTGAAAGTAGCTGTACTGATTTATCACATTCTAGTATTCCAATTTCTTGATTTGATTTTACTGCTTTTAGCCACATGGACCAATCAAGACCAGAATTAAGTCTTTGATCAAATGGAGTATAGTTAATTTTCTCAAGGAATTCTCTATTCAGAAATCTACCAATACCAATAGGCTCATTCTTTCTCATATGATCCTTATATCCTTTCCAATGAACTAATCTTATTGAATCAGATACATCAGCAAAGTGACATCCAAGCATTCCAATAATTCCAAATTCTTTACTATGCTCTTTGCATCTTTCAATGTATGAGTCACTGCACCAGTCAGATGATCCCATGAAGATTACAGCATCAGCATTATAATTCTTTGAAGCTTGGAATCCTGTATTCCATTTATTACCTAATGGATCATTGTCAATGGATATGAATTCACAATCAAATTCTTTTGCAATTTCTTTTGCTTCATTCTCATGACCTAAAATAATAGGAGTAACACCTTGCTTAATAAGTCTTGAGATAGTTAATCTAATCAAAGGAAATCTACCAAAAACGGGTATTGGAGCAGTTACTATCATTGTTTAATTCCTATAAAATGAATTCTTGGAGTTAATTGTTCTTCTTTATTCAAAGAATTTACTAATCTTCCCATTGCATTTCTTATGTAAGAGTTACAGCATGTCTTAAGTTTTCCATGACCATTTTCTTCATGCCAGATTGCCAATTCTTTTTTTAAAGGATTGCTTAAATGGAAGCTTTTTGTTTTTTTAAATCTTTCAGCTTGTGCTAATAGTTCTTCACTTAGATTCATAAAGTAGTATTAAATCAGAGAATAAATAAGTAATAAATGCAAATCCAATCAAATGCCAGTCTATTATTGCTGAAGTAACTAATGCTATCCAGAATGACAAACAACTTTGACAATTGAATGGTTTAAAATCAAGGAGATTGAAGCTCAGGAATGCTCTTGCTAATCCTATCGGCATTGTAATTATAATAAGATAAATCATATTTAAATTGTTTAATTGCTAAATGTATGGTATCTAAACTTATACCTGTTAGTTTTCTAATTTCTCTATAGGTCATACCCATTAGATGCATTTTAGTAATTTCTTTAGTAAAAAGTTTCTGATCATCTGTAGGAGATTCATGTAAATATGTATCTAATAACTGCTGAGCTTCTGTGACATGGTATTCATCTTCTGATTGAATATTGATATCTAGAAGCTCTTCGTGCAGTTTGTATTGTTTATTAAATGTTGAATCTCTCCACTTATATTGGTTGTAAGCATATCTAGCAAACACTCTTGGAAGATCCTCTTGTTTGATATTGAGTTCACAGACCAATAGATAGACGTGACTAACCAGGTCTCTTGATATTGGATTTCCTCCAGTGATCTTGTTTGCGATGATATAAGCTTCAGTCTTCCAGAAATGCACATGTAAAATTATTGATTTTTACCATACCAATTAAACCATTTAATGTAGAAATCTTCAGAGACTTTATTATTATTAAGAAATCTAGACATTTGAGCATTAGTTACACCAATATCTTCAGCTACATGAGTTTGTTTATATCTGTTATTTATTTTATAAACAGTTTCTTCTTGCATCCATTTCTTAAGGTCATGGTCAAAGTCTCTAAGATAGATTGTGATTGTTCTTACCATATTTTGTAAAGATTATAAATGTAATAGATAAAAAATAAAATAGATACTATTATAATTCCCATGCTACCAAACATCATGTTAACACCATATAAAAAAAGACTTACAAATATTACCCAGATTAAGCATATTAATGCCCAAATTCCGAACATTTTTATTCTTTCCATTAGAATAACTTAGAGATAACTTTTAGAGCATTCAAGCTCACATAGTGTGTGCCATTGTATTCTCTGCCTCTAAGCTCGAATGTCACCTCTACTACTTCATTGACTTGAATAAAGTCTAGCAGATCAACATTATCATTCACTAATTGAAATTTTACCTCTTGAGGATACTTATCATCTCCTACCTTGAGGATAAATTCTTGTATCTTGAACTTTTCAGATACTTGTTTCATTGGCAATTTGTTGATGATTGCTCCAGTTGTTGTGTGTGTCATATTATTTGTTTAATTGTTACTTAAAAAACCCCTCCTTGTGATTGTAATTTTCCAAGATTTCAGTTACTGGAGGGGGAGCTATCAGTCTTCGACCAACAATTTTGTTTTTATAAATTTATTTTCTTTGAGTTGTTCAACTTCATGTTCTTTTAAAATCCATCTTAATTTACTCAAATGTTTAATTTCTGTTTCTTCATTCCAAATCATGTTAATATCTAAGGTTAATTGACATTCATAATTTCTTTTTCCTGCAACTTCTAGTATGTTTACAGAAATTGATTCAACGGTAATCTTACCACCTATCTCAATCTCTCCTAATTTTAATTTTTTTTCCATTGTTTTAAATTAAAAAACCCCTCCAACTTTATTGTAATTGTATTGCCAGACTTCGAGTTACTGGAGGGGTTGGCATTTCCTAGGTGCCTATACTACTTTCTCAGGGAATGGGACATCAAGTCTCATTTTTGCTACTTCAATCTCTGCTCTTATTGTTAGAGCTTTTGCATACTCATCAGCCATAGCTGCTATAGTTGAATGAGGGTGTACGTACTCAGCTTCATAGCCATTTCCGATTGCTGATAACAAGCCTTGCATTGCAGCGATCATTGCTTGTTGGTAAAATTCTTTCTCTGTCATTTTGATAATTTATATAGGTTTAAAAATCGTGCTGTAGTGCACTTGAATTCTGTGATAGGATTGTCAGTTGATTTCTTTGTCACCTGGTATAATACCATCCCTTGATTAGATGAGATAGGCATCACCAACTGCTCCCTAGTTCTATTGATGTATGTTTTGTTTACTTCAATCATTTTGGTTTGTTTAAATTATTAAATTCCTCTTTACTTACCTTTCTGATGTCTAGCTGGTCATAATTATTTGTAAATAAGATACAATACTCATGAGCTTTCTTATTAAAGATACTAGCTGTATATCTAGCATTCTTAATATTTTCTAGACTAGTCTCAATTATGAAGTAGGATTTTTCCATTACTTACAGTTTAATTGTACAAAATATTCATTGTAATACTCAGTACAAGCTAAAAGACGCTCTCTAATGGCTTCTTCTGTTGAAATGTTACGTTCATACCTTAGGACTGTTATTCTCTTCTTAGGGTCAATATGAGATACTTTGTGGATAGATTTATTATCCCAGTCAGATAGTAGAAAGTCATCTGTATCAATCATGCAATAGATTAGCTCAGCTGATTCCTTGTCACATAGCATCATGTAGCCTCTCAACTGCCATTCATAATCTTTATTGATTCCTTCTGCTGCTATAGCTGGGAAAGTTTCAAGTGACCATGAAGTCTTAATGTCAATTATTGAATTGTCTAAAATGATGTCAGGTGTACCAATTAGACAGTCATTCTCAATAGTATCTTCATTTTTGATATAGAATGTATCTCTAATCTGATTAACAAGCTCTATTGACTCGTGCTCCCAGTCAGTGCCTTTCTGCATTGCTTTTGTAGAGATAAAAGAATTGTAGCCAAAGAAGTCTTCTTTTGCCTTGTTAGCGATGTAAGACTTAGTAGTCTGACTTAGTACTTCTGACTTAGTTCTTGACTCAGTCATTAATTTTCCTAGTGATGATGGATGCCATTTCATAATGCTTGTAATTGTTGTTTGGTTAATGTAAATTCTGATTTTAATTTTTCTGCGGTGTACTTACCTGACTCAATTGACTTAAGAGCTTCTTTAAATCTGTCATCTGTTAGCGTTGGCTTAGATGATGCACTAGCACTATTACCATCATCATCTACAGCTTGCAGGCTCAAGAGTGATTGTAGTGTAGCTCTTCTGTAGTAAGTCGTTGCTCCAATCATCTTTTGTGGATCAATATTGTCAGGTAGTGTCAACCATGACTCTATCATCTCACCAGTCTCAATGTCAATTATCTGAGTACTCAGAACTTTGTCATGGATAGGTTGTAATAGGAGCAATCCATTCTCATGAAGGATTGGCTCAACTGTCTCAAGCAATGCGTTGATGTCAGCATAGCTCTTTTTAAAGTGAGGATTGGTGCTGTTCTTAACAACCTTGCCAATGCTCATTTTTGCCTTGTGAATTTTTATCCACAATGACACTTTGGTTACTTCTGTTTGCATATATATTTATTAATTGTTTACAAATGTAATAATTTTATTTAGATGTGAAACTATTTAGAATTAAATTTCCACTCAATTAAAGTTCCAAAATTATACTTTGAAATTGTATATTTTTTATCTTTAAAACACAATAGCCTTGCTCCTTGCTCACAACCAAAACTGGGTAATTCTAAATAATTTAATCCTAAATAAAAACCATTTTGGATATGATAACTTTGCTTCATTTTATACTTTAAAAATCTATACCATTGTAGTATATCTTTTCTTCGTTGTTTTATTACAACTTGTCTTGCTTGTTTCACATTCATTCTGCTATAGTATTATACCATTCAACAAATGTATCAAAGTCTCTAGCAATATAATAGATCCCTTTTGCACTCTCTATTTTTTCTTGATATTGTTTCTGTGCTTCTGACTGAACATCACGCTTGTACTTCACTTCTATCTTAACTGACTTGCCATTGATAGTAGCTGAGATGTCAGCTGTTCCCTTAGTGCCTTGTCCTGGTGTCCACTTACCAGGTAACTGCTTAGTGTATGCTATCTCACCAGTTCCTACTTGAATCTTGTTACC